GGGAAAATACTCGCACCCGCCCGCCGCCGCCATGCGACCCTGCCGTATCGCCACCGACACCTGAACCCGTACCGGGATAGCCTTGCGCTTGCTCATTGTTCGTTCGCCGCCGCAATTCGCGCAAGCCGTGCCCGCCGGTCTTCGTCCGCTTGGCGCTCGCGCTCGCGTAGTTCGTTGAGCAATTGCACCGACTCAATCAAAGCCATCTGGACACGGTGGGTCTTGGCGATGCGGACGAGTTGCTGTTCGAGGTTGCTCACGCCGCCTCCTTCCGCACGACGCAGCACGCCGCGCAAAAATGCTTGTTGCCAGTTGTCGAGCGCCAGTTGTTCTTTGCCATCCAAAGCCGTGCCTCAATTTCCGTACACGGGTGCAGTTCTTCGATATCGCCGCAGCGGGCCGCGTCGCAGCGGAGCATGGTTTGGCGGGGGGCTTGGATGATCATGCGATCACCCACGCAGTAAATGTCCCACCGAGCGTGTAGGCGACCAACGTCCTGTAGGCCACCCAGAGGCAATCCTCGGCCGAGCCGCCTAAGCGGTTTTCAACCATCGCCCACGCGGCGCTAAGGGCAACGCCAATGAGCGCAAACATAAAAAATCCGAAGCTGCTCACTTCGCCACCTCCTTAATCAACGCCAGCGTGGTCTTGATCTTGACCTTGATCCTGTACGCATAGGCGTGCTTGCCCTGCCGGCGGGCCATACGGTAGCGCTGGCGCATCGTGCGTAACTGGTAGCGGGTCATTTCGGCACCGTGGGCATGATTACGCGCACAGTCGGAACTTCGATAAAGGCTTCTTCGGCGGCGTGATACGTGGAATTAAGGCACGAATCATTGCGCAATTCGAACAGGCCAAGTTCAAGTGCAGCGAACGTGTCCCGCGCTGGCGTCGAACTCATCGCCGCCCGGCGACGCATGACGGCTTTTTCGAGAAGGTCGAACAGCGCCTTGACCTTGGCAATGTCCTCGTAGTCCTCAGCGAGAGAGCATTCCTCGTGGGAGTGCGTGAAAGAACGTGAAACGCGAACGACGTTTGTCATTACAGCCTCCGTGCTTCGCAAAGTGCGTCTTCATAGGTTCGAAACGAGCCGAAAACGTCATGGCTCTCCGAGTCCCAAATCTCATACCGGCCGTTGACGAGCTTGATCGCAAAGCGGCCGTAAACCAGCCCGCCAGCCTCGTATTTGATGAAGCGGATTTGCTCGGCAAGCGTCGGCTTCGATTTCGTTTCGAACGCAACCTCCGCTTTCGTCGGCTTGCGGTGGCGGCGCTTGGGCGCGGCCTTCGTCGCCTGCTCTACAGCGCGGCCGATGTCGATGATTGGAGTGAAACCAATGCGACCGCTCATTCGACCAGCTCCAAAAGCGCAATCGTCAGCAAGCCAACGCCAACGGCGGGCTCGATCACAAACGCGAGCCACACGGTCGCGGCGGTGAATAGTTGGTAGGCGAATTCCTTCATCGGGCGTTGCTCCATTCTTTGACTAAATATTATTGGCGCGCGAAATTTCGTCAAGCGAAAAAAGCACGCCGGCGAAATTATTTTTATCCACATTTCCACAACGCCGCGTTCGGTATTTTGCGCAACGAAATTTTCGCTTGACGCAAAGGCGTCGGGGGCTAATATCAAAACCGATGAGCAAGCTGCGCGCCTGGCGTCAGGCCAAAGATATGACGCAATCAGAGTTAGCAGTCCGTTTAGGCTGTTCCACGCCGTCGGTCTGTAAAATCGAGGCGGGCGAGCAATTGCCCAGCCCGGACCTCATGCTGAAAATTCAGCAGGTCACGCGTAGCGCCGTCACGATCGCCGACATTGTTGGCGAGCACACGACGCAGCCGAGGAAAAAGCGCCGCCCTAGCGCGCTGGCCGCGGCGGTATAATACGGATTGTGGTGGGTAGGTCCGACAACCAAAAGGTGCGGCCCGATATATAAACCAGTCTTAACGAAAGGTTACCACCATGACGGCGACCCCCGCCCCGAATTTCGAACCGGAAGTCACAGACCCGGCCCCGCCCACCGCACAGATGATTCGCTTTCCTGGCGTGGCAATGGACCCGATCGACGCCGAGCCGACCGACTACGTGCCGCCGCCGGACGCTGTGCTGAATCAGGAACCGCCTGCGGCCAAGCCCAAGCGCCAGCGCAAGCCCGGCCGCCCGAAGGGCTCCAGGAACAAGAAGGACATTGAAGCGGCTGCGAAACGCCGCGCAGAAGAATCGGCGGCGCGCGCTCCCGCTGCCGACGCGACCCCGGCTCCCACCACCGCAACCCAGGCCGGGGTCGCACTTCATCTCGCCACCCCGCCCCACGGCGATGCCCTGCCCAATATCCGGTTCTCACGGTCGCGGGTTGACACGCTGTTGGCGATCGTCGGGGCGTTTTGCCTTTTGGCCTTCGGGTTTGGCGCGGGGTATTTCATGACGGGGCTCGGGCAGTGAGTGAGCGCGCATTGCACTCAGCCGTTGCCGATTTCCTCCGGGTAGCCCTGCCCCGTGACGCGGTATTTTTCACGATACCAAACGGCGATGGGAAAATGACAACCGCACCGGGGGCGCTTTCTGGCGTCCCCGATCTGCAAATCGTTTACCGCGGCCGGCCTATCTTCATCGAACTCAAGACCAAGACCGGCCGGCTATCCGATGCCCAGCGGGACGTACACATGCGCCTAGCTGCGGCTGGGGCTGTTGTTGCCGTGTGTCGGTCGGTGGTTGAGGTGGAGGAGTTTCTGGCAATGCTCATTCCGCTTAGGGCGAGGGTGGCAGCATGAGCGTCAAAATCCACATAGGCGACTGCCGCGAAGTCCTGAAAACGCTACCTGACGAAAGCGTCAATTGCGTCGTGACGAGCCCGCCGTATTTCGGTCTTCGCGATTACGGCGTTGACGGGCAGGTGGGTCAAGAGGCAACCCCGGCTGAATTTGTCGGCGTCATGGTCGAAGTGTTCCGCGAGGTGCGCCGGGTGCTTCGGTCGGACGGGACGCTGTGGCTCAATCTTGGCGACAGCTACGCCGGCCACAATGCAGGAGGCTTTCGCGCTGGTAACGAAGCAAAAAACGGAGGCGTTAGCAACAAGAACGGCGTCGGGTTCGTCAACGGCCTCAAGCCCAAAGACCTGATTGGCATCCCCTGGCGTGCGGCCCTGGCCCTACAGGCTGACGGCTGGTGGCTTCGTCAGGACATCATCTGGTCAAAGCCTAACCCGATGCCCGAGAGCGTCACCGACCGCTGCACGAAGGCGCACGAATACATCTTCCTGCTCACGAAGTCGGAGCGGTATCACTTCGACGCCGAAGCCATCGCGGAGCCGCTTGTCACCGCCGCGAACGCCCAGAGCCGAGGGCCGAAGGACACGCCGCTTGAGCGCGGGCCGCGTGAGGGGGGCAACGGTGGCCTTCATGGCGCAGCGATGCGAATGAGGTCCGGCGATACCACCACCCGAAACAAGCGCAGCGTTTGGGAAGTGGCGACCGCCCCATTCTCCGAAGCACACTTCGCCACGTTCCCCCCGGCACTGATTGAGCCTTGCATCAAGGCCGGTTGCCCAGTTGGCGGCACGGTCCTGGACCCGTTCGGCGGAGCTGGAACCACAGGCCTAGTTGCCGACCGTCTTCAGCGTTCCGCAATCCTGATCGAACTCAACCCGGAATATGCCGCGATGGCGCGCAAGCGTATCGACGGGGACGCCCCCCTATTTGCGAGTGCAGCCGAATGACCCGCCCCAAAGAAAAAGGGCGGGAGAGGCGCCCGCCCTGAGTCTCAATGCCGATGAACCGCAAGGAACGTCACAGGTCCAACCATGTTTCCCAACGGAGATTGTAAAATGCACGAATCACCTACGACTGTCAATCTGAAATCCCCAGGCGCATCCATCCCGCGTCGGAAACTCACGTCCGTCATTGTGGAAAGTGCCGCCGGGTTTTTCGGCGTGACCTCAGATGACATCTTCAACGGCCACCGCCGCCGGCCCGTCATGCTGGCCCGTAGAGCGGCCATCGTTGAGCTACACAGCGCCCGCCCCCACTGGTCCTATCCCAGGCTCGGGAAGGAAATGGGCGGCTTAGATCACACTTCAATAATTCACGCGCTGCGCAAGGCCGGCGTGTACCGCCCCAATTTCACCCGGCAGGCGAGGGCTGCTCGGGTAATCGGCAAGTGGATACAGCGCTACGAGGCAATCGGCGACATGTACGAGCACGCCGCTTGCTGCCGGCTGGCGACTGGCTTTGCCGCCCTCCAAATTGCTTGGGAAGGGGGTGCGAAATGACCCTCGAACAAAAAATCCAAACGCTGGCTAAGCTTCGCGACCAGTTCTGCCGTGACTGCTGCAACGCCTCACCGCCGGAGCAGTCTCCAATCGAGGCGACATTCTCTTGGGCAATGGCCTGCATTTTTGAAGAAATCGGTGGGGGCCAAACACAGGAGAACGAGCCGGCCACACTCGATGAACTCGATGATTTAGGGTACAACCTCGGGCACACGGCGCCATTTCATACCTACGTTTTTTCTCAGGTGAAGATCGATCGCTATCGCGTCGATTTCTTACTGGCGCACCGTAACGGCGGCGACACAACCGTCCGGTTCGCAGTGATCGAGTGCGATGGTCATGATTTTCATGAGCGCACCAAGAAGCAAGCAGAACACGACAAAAAGCGGGATCGTCGGTTGCAGGAACTAGGTTACCCGGTTCTCCGTGTCACAGGTTCGGAGATTTGGCGGTCGCCAGTGAAGACCGCGTTCGACGTGTACGTCTCCGCGCTCAAAGCAATGGGTGCGCGCTCATGACCAACCGTCGCCCCACAGCTTTCATGCCGCTTTGGATTGGTGATTATCTTGCCGACACCACTCATCTGACGACGGAGCAACACGGCGCCTATCTCTTATTGCTCATGGCGTATTGGCGCAGAGGTGGTCCTCTAGCCGATGACGATCAGTCCCTTTGCCGCATTGCTGGCGTTACCATCTACAAATGGCGAGCGCTACGCTCAGCAATCGCACCGTTCTTCGCGGTTGAGGGTGGTCTCTGGGTGAGTAAGCGCGCTGATGAGGAGTTGGCGAAGGCTGAAAGCAAGTACGAGAAGCGCGCATCAGCCGGCCGCAAGGGTGGGCAAGCATCGGCCGTAAAAGGGAAGCGTTTGGCGTACTCGGCTCCTGTAGCGGCTAGCGCGCCGTTGCCAACAGTTTCCGACGTGGCCGATGCGGTTGTTTTGGCGGAAATAAGCCAATCGCACCATAGCAATGCTGTAGCAACGCCGCCAGCAAACGAGCAGCAGTCACAGTCAGAGAGTTTAAGAACTACCGATAGTTCTAGTTCTCAGAGTCAGAGTTCCGAAGCTAACGCTTCGGGACCAACTGGTCCTGTCGAGCCTTTTTTCGATTTGATAGCCATGGACCCGGTAAAAGACCTCTGGGGCTACGCCATCCCCCTGCTCGTTCGATCGGGCCGTGACGAAAAAGGCGCGCGGCGATTTTTAGGCAAACTTTGCAAGACCTACGAGGCTGCCGACGTGCTCGATGCTTTCGAGACGGCGGAAACGAAATCGGCACCAGACCCTGGCGCCTACGCGGCAGGGGTTCTCACACGCAGATCATCGAAGAAGGTTTATTTCAATGGTAAAGCAACTTCGGGACAGTTTGGGCGTAATCGGCAAATCATTGACGACCACCCCCTCGGGAACTTCGCTGCCATCGGCGATCGAATCCGCGCTGCGAGCGAAGGTGGGTTCACGTTTGACGCCTGAAGTTCTGGCCAAACAAATGGAGCGCCTCGAAGCGAATTGGGGGCCGCCGAAGGATCGGACCGCCGGCCAAATGGTGGCGATGACACGGGAATGGTTTTCGCAGCTTGAGCGCTTCGGGTCGAAGACCGTGACCGATGCGTTCACGCACGTGATCGGCACGCACGAGTTCCAGTGGGGCGGGGTGTTCCCGAAAATACTCGGGTACTGCACCCGCGACGACAGCGAGTGGCGCGAGATTGTCACGATGCATGATCAGCGCGCTCGGCTGGCGCTACCGCCGCCCGAGGAAAAATTCGTTCCCGACAACCGCACGCCGGAGGAACGCGAGGCGCTAATTGCGGAAATGAAAAAAAATGCGGGCCTGAAATCTCAAGCCGAAGTTATCGCCGAAGAAAACTCACGGCGCGCACCACGCGAAATTCCCCCCGCGCCGGCGGTTTCGGATGCCTCGGAAGCGCTTCTGAACACAAAACTGGTGCGCGGGCTGCGTGAGAAGCAGCAGACGGAACGGACCGGCCCCGCAAACGGCCTACAATCGTCGCCCACGGGTTCTGGCAAACTTTTTGATGCATGACAGCGGGGAGAGGCTGACCCCGCTAGAATCCAATCGTAGAGGTTTTGGAGTTTTTATATGTGGTACGCAGTTTCGGTAACACCGCGCTACGAGATTGATACCGCCAAGCGAATTTCCGAATCGGGTGTCGTTGCGTACTGTCCGACCGTCGAAAAAAAATACCGCCAGCGGCGTCACGTGGCAGAGTTTTCGCGGGTTAAATTCCGGCCGCTGTTCGGGGGGTATATTTTCATCCAGCCGGACGCGTCGTTTCGTAAAGATGCCTTTGAGGATTCACGGACCAAACTAATTGTTTGGTGGCGCGTCAGGGTTTCGGAACAACAAATGGACATTGTGCGAGAGACGGAAACTGCGCTGGCGGAAGCGGCGAAGAAAACCCCCGGCGGGGTGATCGTCCGTGCCGGCGATGTTGTGGCTTTGCGCAATGCACTGTTCGCTGGCGAGAGCTTGCAGGTTTTAGAGGTTCGGAAGAACAAGCTCGTGGTACAATCGGCGCGAATGGTTCGGCCGGTTACGGTCAAGGCAGATCAAGTGGAGCGGGTGGCGTGACGGATTTGCAAATGAAGCGGCACAACTGGTTCCCTAGCCGTCACGGCGTTGACGAGTGCGCGGTGTGCAGTCAGCCAGACTTTCCCGAGGTTGGAATTTTCTGCCCTGGCCCCAAGCCAGCCACCCCGGAGCCTGATTTGGTCCGCATCGGTCGCCTGGGTCAGCAGGCTTACGGCCGCGCTGTCGCTGCGATCGTGAACGCCCCCAAGCCACCCACCACAGAGGCTCCGGCAGCAGCCCTTGAGGGCATGATCTGGCACGACACGACAGCAAACAAGATCGTAAAGCGCGTCGGTGGCGAGTGGGTTGACCGGGACGACAGGGAGTTTTTCGACGGCCCACAATGGGACACCCCGCGCGACCCCATCACCGACTTCATAGCCCGGCGGGTGGCAAGGCGGGGAGCCACGATGGCAGTAGATTTGGTAAAGCAGCCGTTTGGGTCAGGGCGCAAGCCTTGGCCTAACTCCCTACTGCACGAAGAGGACCAGTTAAAGTTAAAACGTAGGGACGAAGATTTGGACCGCGCCATGTCCACCCCCAACCCACACGACACAGACATTCACACGCGGCTGATGCCGTACAGGGGGAAGTGAGTCCCGTCGCACATGAAACAAATACTCCGACCCGGTGCGCAATTTTCAAAAAGTCCAAATCCCCCAGCTAAATTAACCAAGCATTAACTTAGGGACAGTATGACTCATCCCCGGCCACTGGAAAGTCTGCCTCGCGCACATCCAACCCAGCGGACGGGTTCCACCGTTCCGCACGTTCGGCCCAACCATGACCCGAGTCCATGCAGCGCGAACAGGTCACATTCGCTTTTCCCGCCCCGCGCCCAACCGATTGGGCATCCACGATGTGCCTGCTCCCGATTGCTCAGCAATGGGCCAAGGTCTGGCGCATCGAAGATTTCAAGGTGGGATGCCTTGCGGATAAGCACGACCGTCACGCCAAAGAGATGACAGGCCGCACCCCGGCGCACCTATCTGCTGGCAACACGGTCACTGTGTTGATTGAGGGCTGGGCGGAAAAGGAATAGGGGTAAGCCTCGAAAGTAGACGGTTTTAGATGGCGAAGGGCAAAAAAACGGGAGGGCGCGTCGCTGGCACGCCAAACAAATCCACAGCCGATATTAAGGCTCTCGCGCAAAAGCACACAGACGGGGCCATTGCCGAATTGGCCCGCCTTGCTGTGGGCGCTGAGAGCGAAGCAGCGAGAGTGTCAGCAATTAAGGAATTGCTTGATCGCGGGCACGGTAAGCCAAGCCAGCAGCTAGAACACACGGGCACCGTCAAGATTAGCCATGAACAAGCCCTTGAGGAGCTTACCTGACCGCGAGAGGGAAATTCGGCAGCGTCTCAAAGACGATTTCGCCCACTACGCGCCCCGGTGCCTCAAGGTCAAAACGAAGGTTGGCGGAATCGAGCCATTCGCACTCAACGAAGTGCAACTGCACCTGCATGAACGTCTAGAGGCGCAACGCAAGCGTACCGGCAAGGTGCGCGCGCTCATTCTCAAGGGTCGGCAGCAAGGGTGTTCTACCTACGTTTCGGGCCGGTACTACTGGCGCGCAACGCACCGCAAGGGTTGCCGGGTTTTTATCCTCACCCACAGTCAGGACGGTACGGACCACCTTTTTGGGATGGTCGATAGGTTTCACGAAAACTGCCCGCAGATTGTTAGGCCGGTGACGGGTACGGCCAGCGCAAAGGAGCTTAGCTTTTCGGCGCTCGACTCCGACTATCAGGTAGGTACGGCCGGCTCAAAGGCGGTTGGTCGATCGCAGACGATCCAGCTATTTCACGGGTCTGAGGTCGCGTTTTGGCCGAACGCTGATAGTCACGCCGCTGGCGTTATGCAGGCGATACCTGACGCGCCTGGGACAGAGGTCATTCTGGAAAGCACGGCGAACGGGCTCGGGAACTACTTTCAGACGCAATGGGCGAAAGCTGAGCGGGGGAGCGGGGATTTCGAAGCCATCTTCGTGCCCTGGTATTGGTCGAAGGAATACCGGCGCGCGATTCTGCCTGATTTCCAACTGACGGCAGAGGAACGCGAATACGCCGACGCTTACGGCCTCGACAGCGAGCAAATGGCCTGGCGCCGCAATAAGGTAGCCGAGCTAGGGTACAATTGGCTTTTCCGGCAAGAGTACCCTGCGACGGCGAGCGAGGCGTTTCAGGCAGGTGGTGATGGGTGCTTCATTCGCCCCGAACTGGTTTTCAAGGCTCGCAAGTTCAATGCGGGCGACGCGGGCGGGCCGCTTGTGGTCGGGGTTGACCCAGCGCGCGGCGGCGGCGATCGGACAGGCATCATATCGAGGCAGGGGCGTGTAGCGGGGCGGTTGGTTTGCGAGACGCTCGACACGGATGACCTGATGACAATTGTTGGCCGGTGCGTTCGCATTATCACTGAGCACAATCCGGTGCTGATGAACGTGGACGTTACCGGGCTTGGGGCTGGCGTGTACGACCGGCTCAAAGAGTTGGGTCATGCGGGGCCGGGCAAGCCGGTGAAGCCGGTGAACTTTGGCAGCGAGGCGACGCAACGCGAACGGTTCGCCAACAAGCGGGCCGAAATGTGGGACGACAAGAGGAAGTGGTACGAAGAGCCGGCCGGTGTGTCGGTTCCTGACCGTGACGACCTACAGGCAGACGAGTGCTCTGTACAGTGGGGCAAGGGCGCGACGCGGTTCGATAGCAGCGGGCGCCTTGTGCTCGAAAGCAAAGATCATATCCGCGAGCGCATGAGCCTTTCGCCTGATCTGGGTGACGCATTGGCTCTCACGTTCGCCTTCCCTGTGGCCGCGAACATGGCCCAGGTGAAACTCTGGACGCCACCGCCCGCCACCGGGCAATCATGGATGGGCCGCTAGTTGGCACGCAAGAGCAAGCGCAGGGTTCCGCTGCCTCCGATGGAGATGGGCGGCGAAGGCGGCGAGAGCGCGGCTAACCCCGTGTACAACGACGCTGCCGAGCCCGTCGAAGACGACGAGCCCAAGGTCACGAAGGGTAAGCGCCTCACTGACGAGGAAATGAAGCTCGCCCGTGAGCGGTACGAGCGCGGCATCAGCCGCGAGCAGGACAACCGCGAACAGGCGCGTGAGGACTTGCGCTTCAAGGTAGGCGACCAGTGGCCCGAGGCTGAACTGAAGCGCCGCGGCGATCGGCCGGCGCTGGTGTTCAACCGGATGCTGTCGTTCGTGCGTCAGGTCACGGGCGATATTCGGCAGAACAAGCCTGCCATTCGCGTCCGCCCCAACGGGGACGGCGCCGACAAAGACACGGCTGAGATGTTCGCGGGCCTGATCCGCAACATCGAACAGCAATCCCATGCGGGCTACATCTATGCCCAAGCGGCAGACGCCGCCACAAGCTGCGGGTTCGGGTATTTCCGTATAGTCACGGAGTACACAACGGCAGATAGCTTTGACCTGGACATCCGGCTCAAGGGAATCCCGAACCCGCTTTCTGTCGTGATCGACCCGGATGCGATGGAGCTTGACCGCTCCGACGCCCGGTGGATGTTCGTTTATTCCACGCTCCCGAAAGAAGATTTCAAAAAGCAGTACCCGAAGGCGCAAATCCAAGACTTTGAGAAGCTGGACAAGGGCCTTGGCGGGTCGTCCTACTCGGATTGGTTCACATCGGACGGCGTTCGCATTGCGGAATACTGGTGCAAAGAGCCCTGCACCAAAAAGATTGCGATGCTCTCGGACAACCGGGTGATCTGCCTGGATGACTACGACGACGACAAGCTGGCCGAGATGATGGCCGGCGCAACGGTCGTTCGCACCCGCGAAGTGAAGACGCACAAGGTCGTTCAGCACATCATCTCGGGTGCCGAGGAACTGGAAGACCCGACCGAATGGGCCACGGACGACATTCCGATCATCCCGGTTCTTGGCGAGGAAACCCACGTTGACGAGAACCGCGTCTCGTATGGCCTGATCCGGTTCGCGAAAGACCCGCAGCGGGCGCTAAACTACGCGCGGTCCACCTCGATCGAGGTCACGGCCCTACAGCCCAAGGCTCCGTACAAGCTGAGCGCGGCAATGATTGCCGGGTTTGAGCAGATGTGGAACAACGCAGGTTCTGTAAATTACCCGTATCTGTTGTACAATTCAGACCCGAACATGCAGGGGCGCGCACCAGAGCGCGAACAGCCTCCGGTTCCTGCCGCTGGCCTGATCACAGAAGCGCAGATGGCCGCCGACGACATGAAGTCGATCACGGGCATCTACGACGCTGCCCTGGGCGCAAGGTCGAATGAGACAAGCGGACGCGCGATCAATGCCCGGAAGGAAGAGGGCGACGTATCCACGTTCGTCTACATCGACAACCTGGCGCTGGCTATCTCATGCGCCGGCCGGCAGCTTATCAAGCTGATACCGAAGATTTACGACACCAAGCGCGTCCTGCGCGTGCTGTACGATGACGGCACCGAAGAGAGCGTTAAGGCGAACGTCCCAGGCGTTGGCCGTAACGGTCAGATGAGCGTCATTCACGATCCGAAGCGCGGGTTTTACGACCTGACCGTGGGTAAGTATGACGTGGTGGTTGAGGCAGGCCCAGGCTTCACGACGCGGCGCCAGGAAGCGGCCGAAGGCATCATGGAAATGATGCAGATACTCGGGCCCGCAGCGGCGCCGTTGCTTGGCCCCCGATTGGCGCAGTTGCAAGACTGGCCCGGCGCGACCGACATTGCCAACGACATGAAGAAGCTACTGCCGCCGCAGTTGCGTGATCCTGAGACGGGCCCGGACGGTCAGCCCTTGCCCCCGCCGGAACCGCCGCCAGACCCTGAGACGGTCAAGGCGCACGCTCAGATGCAGGTAGCCGAACGCCAGCACCAATTCGAGGTCGCCAAGGCACAGGACGATATGCAGCTTGCCCAGCAGAAGCAGCAGGCGGAATTGCTTTTGGCTCGCCAGCGCGCCGAAGCTGAGGCGCAACTAGCCCGCGACAAAGCAGAATTCGACATGCACCTGGCTGCGTTCAAGGCTCAGCAGCAAACGCAACTGGCCGCGCAGTCTCAAGCTGCCCGAACGGCGCTCGATGCGCGCGAGCAAGCCGAGCCCGAACCCAAGAGCGAGCCTGCTGCGGATATTGCGGCAGTGTTCAGCGCGCGCATTGAGGAATTTCTGGGCCGCATGGAGCAGAACAGCCGCCCACGCAAGCGCATCTTGCGCACGCGCCGGGATGTGGATGGCAACCTGATCGGTGAGGAAGAATACGTTGACGAGCAGGCTGGTGCGTAGTGGCTATCAGTCACGCATTCACCAACCCGGTCGCAGACGGCACGGTAACGTCTATTGTCCGGCCGAGCGATTGGAACAGCGCTCACTTTCAGTACATGAGCGTGGCCGGCAACACAGCCGGGCAGTCCACGTTCTCCGGCACGAATATCGTCATTGGCGGCGGCGCGAATATCACGCTGTCCGGGGTCAACGCGACCCGGTTTGACATCGTTGGCGGCGCAGGCGCTGCGGGTAATACCGGATCAATCAGCGCCGGCACGACGCGCGGCACGCTTGGCGAGATGGTGTTCTCGAACTCGAACGGGATATCGTTCGGGATCGACGGGCAGACGCTGACGGCGCAGCACAACGCGCTGACGACGGCACGGGCCAGCAACGACGCGGTTGGGCTGGCGACCGCTCAGTCGAATGTGACGTGGACCGTCAATAGCGCGGGGCTCAGCCTCGATGCGCGCGGCTACGCAGGTACGGCCACCACATTTAACGGGGCCAACCTGTCAGGGTCCATGACGGTTAACAGTGCCGGGGTTAACCTGTCGCTGAGTGCCGGGAACTACCTCACCACGGCGAGGGCATCTAACGACGCGATAGGGCTCAACACAGCCCAATCGAACGTCACCTGGACGGTAAACAGTGCCGGCCTGTCGCTGGACGCCAGGGGTTATGCCGGGACTGGAACGACCTTCAACGGGGCCAACATCTCCGGCTCGCTCACGGTCAACTCCAACGGGGTGCAGGTTTCGGCCAGCGTGGCGACGAGCCTGAGCAATATCCGGGTTTCGGCCGGCACCACGTCGAACCTGCTGAGCGCGGTTACGTTTGCAGATGGCAATGGCGTCTCGTTCGGCCTCAATGCCGGGACAGTGACGGGTAGCCACAACGGGCTGACTTCGCAGTCGAATCAGAACGTCACGGCGTCAAACGGCGGTTTCGCGTTTCAAACCCTCTCGTTCTCGAATGCGAACGGGCTCAGCTTCGGGACAAGCGCGGGCTCGGCGATCATTGCCAGCTACACGGTTCCGACCGTCACAAATTCGAGTTGGACCGTCTCGGACAATGCGAGCAGCGCTACGGTGGCGCGGTTGGCGTTCACCAACCTGAACGGGGTAACGCTCAGCCTCTCGACCGGGGCAAACGGGTCGCACACGATCGTCGGGTCGCACAATGCGCTCACGAGCCAGTCAAACCAGGCATTCAGCGCGGCTGGCGGATCGTCGGCGTTCCAGACGCTGGGCTTCAGCGACACCAACGGGGTCAGCTTCTCGAACTCGAATGGCTCGGTTGTCGCCACGGTTCGCACAAACTACGCCAGCAGTGTGCACGGGCATACCCTGTCGGCCTTTGCCGTCTCGAACACGACGCAATCGTCGAGCGGGACCATCGACATGGCAAACGTCTCGTTTGCTGGTGCGGGCGGGGTTTCGGTTGGTGTCTCGAATGGTTCGGTTGTTATTTCCGCTGCGGCTGGCGGCGGCGGTACGACGAACCAGACAGGCCCGAACATCGGCGTGTCGAACCTGGGCAATACGGCAGGCTCGACAGGAACGGTGTCAACCGGAAACGTGGTGCTGGTTGGTGCAGGTGGCATAACGCTCAGCCAATCGACTGGCGCAGTCGGGAGCGACGCCACGGTGACAATTCAAGGCGACGCAAAGACGATTTCGTCGCTTTTGCTGCAACCGTTTGCCGGGATGGCGGCTGGGATACCGTTCGCGCAAAGCTCGATTTCACTAGGGCAAAATTCGCTTTACCTTTACCCGTTCCAGTTAGAGGACCACCTCACCGTCGATCATGCCAAAATTCCGGTGATGGTCACGCATTCTAGTTCGGCTGCCGCAAGTGTGCAAAAGGGGTACACATACCGGCTCGGTCTCTATTCCTACGCAAACTCAACGCAGCTAAGCCAACTCTACTCAACCAGCCACACGATGGCGGCGTCTCACAATTCCAACGCCTCGTGGATGGTCTCGATGATCACGGCTATCGGGAACTCGACGAGCTACAACACGCTTTCAGCGTCTAGCGCAGGCTTGAACCTGTCAGCATCTCTGCATGGGCCGCGAGAGTTCATTCTGCCTATATCGACGCTGCTAACGCCTGGGCAATATGTGGTCGCACTAGCGGCTTCGACATCATCGGTTGGCGCTGGCGGCTCCATTTTGAACCTGTCCAATATCGTGGTGGCGGTGCAGACATTTAACCGCCCCGGTCTTTCGACCAACACAACAAACCGCGCTTTCTACAACGATGCTGGAATGGGGCTTTACTCGACGACGACGGGCGCAATGCCAGCATCGATCGGCATGACCCAAATCAACCAGAACGGCACGCAGCCGCTTCTGTTTCTCGGTTCCGGAACGGTTTAAGGAGTAGTAGAGAATGGCAAAGCTTGCGATTGTGTGCGATGCGTGCACCGACATCATGGAGCAAAACGCGACCATCCATCTTGTCACGTACAAGGTGTTCGTAATCGACAACGACACGGGTTTCCGTGGGCACATGCTCTGCACCACGTCAATCGACGCGTCGGACAACTCGAACAAGGTCCGCGAGGCTTACGTTGACGGGGTGGTGGCGTCCTGCGCGGAGCAGGGCATTACGCTGTCACGCGGTGACGTTGTTTCGCACCAGTTCTTCCGGGCGCCGTAATGGGTCAGCCGGCGCAGATCGTCTCTTACGACTTCGGCGCTCACAACGGGGCGCTGGGCCGGGGCGAACACGTCCACGGCAACACGTGGAAGAAAGCGCGCGTCATCAAGGTCGTGCCGTCGGCGCAGATGATCGCGGCCAAGGTCGCGCTCAGCCACGAAAATCTGATCTTCCCCCCGAACCAGGGGGTGTACAAGATGCTGGTCACGGGCTGCGAGGTGGGCGACGCCTACAGCCGGGCGGTCGAAATGATCATTGCGCACCCCGACCTGAGCCAGTGGGAATACTTGCTGACCGTCGAGAGCGACAACATCCCGCCCCCGGACGGCGTGCTCAAGCTCATTCGCCGGATGGAAGACAACCCGCATTTGTCCGGTATCGGCGGGCTCTATTGGTGCAAGGGTCCGGGCGGGGCGCCACACATCTGGGGCGACATCACGGACCCGGTTGTGAACTACCGCCCTGTGATGCCGCGTCCCGGCGAACTCATCGAATGCTACGGCACGTCGATGGGCTTCAACCTCTGGCGCATGAGCATGTTCAAGGACGAGCGCTTGCCTAAGCCGTTGTTCCCGACCAAGGCCGGTATCAACGGCGTTGGTACGCAGGATTTGGCCTTTTGGGGCGAGGCGCGGAAGTACGGGTATCGCTGCGCGGTCGATTGCGACGTGCTGGTCGGCCACCACGATGCACAGGGGGCCTTCGGGCCGGCTGATTTCACATGGTAGTCAAGCGCATCGTGCAGGTGAACATTCTCGACGACCGGATTTATGTCGCGTTCGACGGCGGCCCCTGGCGTCCAGCGACGGCTTCCGAGATTAAGGCTATTTTGAAGGGGTGCAAATGACCGCTTTGCTGAAACCTGTCCCGTCCCCGCTGAAACTCGACATCGGCTGCGGCAAGAACAAGCGCGAGGGGTTCCTTGGCGTTGACCTGTACCAGTTTGACGGCGTGGACGTTGTGCTCAATGTTGTGGCCGGTAAGTGGGACCCATACGACGATGCGCCGCGCAAATTCGAGCCGTGGCCCTGGGAAACCTCATCTGTTGACGAGGCCCATTCCTCGCACTTCGTGGAGCACCTGACCCCGGTCGAGCGCTGCCATTTCTTCAACGAGTTGTGGCGGGTGCTGAAGCCCGGCGCGCAAGCCACCATCATCACCCCCCACTGGTCGAACGCCCGCGCTTATGGCGATCCTACGCACCAATGGCCTGCGATTTCGGAGTGGTTCTACCTGTACCTCAACCGCGACTGGCGATCGGCAAACGCGCCGCATTCGGACGCTGAGAACTGGGCGCCGGGTTACAAGTGCCATTTCGAGGGTGGCTGTGTCACCACGGTCAACCCGCAACACCCGGAGCTGATGGGCAAGAACCCGGAAGCGCAGAACTATGCGACCCGGAATTTCATCAACGTCAACGTGGATGCTTACGCGACGCTGACCGCGAAGAAGTGACCCTATGGCGACAGCCTTTCAGGCCGATGCCTTTCAGGCTGACCCTCTCGCCTTCCAAATCGAGACGGCTCTAGCCGCAAGGCTAGGGCCAGCCGACGACCGCAAGCGCCGCCGCCCCGTCATCTACCTTAGGGCCGATGACGACGACCGCAAGCGCCGTGACGCACTTGAGGACGCTGAGGCCGCGATTGACCGCGCCAAGGCGGCCGAGACGGCGGCTAAGCGGCGCCAGGCGGTCAAACAGGTTTTTGCGGCCCTTGAGCGGTCTGCGAAGGATGAGGCGGAACGGGCGGCGCTGGCTGCCCAAGCCCAAGCCCTGGAACGGGCGAAGGTGGCGTTGGTCTGGCAAGCTCTTGCCGAGATACAGGCCAGCATCGACCGCGAGTTAGCGCTGCGCAAGATGCGGCGCGATGAGGAAGAGGAATTCCTGCTCCGCATGTGGGCAGGCTGATCGGTACCGGCGCCGTACACCGGGCAAATCCATCCTTCGGGGTGCTTTCCTATGTCTACTGTTGACGTTGTGCCATCGGCCCCCGTGGCTGATGCGCCCTCCACTACGCCTACTGCGGGCGACAAGACGCAGGTTGCGGCTGACAATCCCTCGGCCCCAGCCACCGAGGAAACTCAAGACGGTACGTCCACCGATGAAAGCACGGAGCCCAAGAAAAAGGGCGACGGCGGCTTTCAGAGAAGGATCAACCGGCTCACGGCTGACTTCCGTGCGGCAGAGGCGAAAGCCGCTGCGGCGGAGGCAACGGCCCGCGAGCTGGCTGCAAGGCTCCAAACCCAAACAACGGCACCCAGCGCAGACGACCCACGCCCGCCGCGTCTCGAAGACTTCCGGTCTTACGAAGAATACGAGCGCGCCGATCGTGAGTTTGTAGCTCAAAAAGCTACGCGCGATGCCGAAAAGCGATTTAAGGCCGAGCAAGCGAGGGCGGAAAGAGAAGCCTTCGAAAGCGAGGAACGGCGCAGGGCCCTCGACGCGCGCAAGCGTTTCGAGACCAACGCCGAAGCCGTGGCGGAAAGCTACGAGGATTTCGCGGAAGTGATGGACGATATGTGGCGCGACCGGATTCCGGTCATTAGCCGCAATCCCGCCATTGCCGCTTACATCGTCGAGGAATCCGACCGCGGCCCAGAGGTCGCCTATCACCTTGCGAACCACCCGGACGTTGCCGAACGCATCGGCAAAATGTCCCCGATGGGCCAGGTGAAGGAGCTTGTGAAGCTGGAGGCGTCGCTACCGAAGCCAAAGGCAACCGCAACCAATGCCCCGCCGCCGCCACGCAATGTCGGCTCACGGGGCGGCCCCGACGCTAAAGACCCTGCCAAGATGACAATCGACGAGATGCGCGCCGCAACGGGCACGCGCCGGATCGTGAGTTACTAGGCCGGTTCTGCCGGGGCATCCCTCAACCCCGAATAGGACACTTTCAACATGGCAAACGCCCTAATTACCCCTACCGTCATCGCGAAGCGCGCGTTGATGAACCTCGACAACAACCTCGTGATGGGCAATCTCGTCTATCGCGACTACGACAGCGAATTCGGCCCGACCAAGATCGGCGATACCGTTACGATCCGCCGGCCGAATGACTTCACCGTCACGGACGGCGCCACGCTGAGCATCCAAGACCACACGGAAGGCTCGCTGACCATGCAGATCAGCAAGCGCAAGCACATTTCGTTTGTGTTCTCCGACTCCGACCTGACGATGACGGTTGACGACTTCGACAAGCGGTACATCAAACCGGCAGCAATCCAGCTCGCCAACCAGATCGACGTTGACCTGATGACGGCCGCCTACCAGGCGACCAACAATTGGGTGGGCACGCCGGGTCAGACGATCAACAGCCACGCTGACTTCCTGAAGGCGGTGGAGCGCCTGGACGTTCTCGCGGTGCCGCAAGGCGACCGCGCGGCCGTTCTGTCGCCGAACGACCATCACGGCTTGGCCGGCAACTTCTCCGGCATCTACATCCAGGGAGTCGCCGGGGATGCGCTGAAACAGGGCAAGCTGCCCATGATCGGCGGCGTCGATCCGTACATGACGCAGAACGTGGCGGCGCACACGGTCGGCGCACATGGCGGCACACCGCTGGTACGCGGCGCGGCGCAAAACGTCACGTATGCGTCGGTCAAAACGACCATGACGCAGACGTTCCAAACGGACGGCTGGACGGTTGATTCGGGCTTGAAGGCGGGCGACGTGTTCACGATTGCGGGCGTGTACGATGTCAACCCGGTCACGAAAGCGACACTGCCGCACTTGAAGCAGTTCGTGATTACGACCGATGTCACGACCACGAACCCGAACACCAACGCAACCGTGCTGACGATCTACCCGGCGATTATCTCATCGGGTGCGTATCAGAACGTCAGCGCAGCTCCGGCGGACAACGCGGCCATTACCTACGTGGGTACGGCCTCGACGATCTACCCGCAGAACCTCGTGTTCCACCGCAACGCCTACGCGCTTGCGATGGTGCCGATTGCGCAGGCGCCGAGCGGCGCGGGCGTGTCGCAGTCCACTGAGCGCTACAAGGGGCTGTCGCTCCAGTGGTCGGCTCAGTACGACATCACGAATGCGCGCATGATCTACCGCCTCGATGCCATGTACGGCGTCAAAGCGATCGATCCGCGCCTTGGCGTTCGTGCAAGCGGTACGTCGTAACAACAAGCGGGCGGGGTCGCGTTGGCCCCGCCCTTTCTTTGAGGGCAAAGCATGACCTATCAGCATGTAGAGTGGCCGTCGTGGCGCTATGGGCCGAATGGCGAGGCGCGCATTTTCGAATCGGCCGACGACGTGCCGGCCGGCTGGACTGATTCGCCGGGCAAGGCGCCCGAGGCGCCGAAGTCCAAGAAGGCCCCGAAGCCGACCGAACCGGCCCCCGAATAATGCCCTCGCACAAGCGCTTTGTGATCTTCGCCGGGACCGACCGCAGCCTATCGCTTGTGGCGCGGGACGCAGACGGCGACATCCTAAATCTGACAAGCGCGACGCTGGCGTTCCGGCTGGCGCGCAATCCAGGCGATACGGCCGTTGTCAGCGCGTCCGGGGCGGTTGTCTCGGCATCGGCAGGCACGTTCACCGTCACCCTGACAGACGGTCAGACCGACGACCTTGAGGGCGATTATTACTTCACGGTCCTCGCGACGATTTCCGGCACTGACACGATGTGCGCCGAGGGCGTGATTCGCGTCAACGCCTTGAACCAGGCATGAGCCATGAAAACCGCAACGCAGATCATAGAAGCCGCGTTCAAGAAAATCGCGGTGTACCAGTCCACGGACGACATAGCCCCCGAGGAATACACGGACGCGCTCGCCATCCTGAACGGGTTTCTGAACGGCATAAACTCCCGCAGCGCCGTGTTCCCGACCGTCTCGCTTGGCCTGTCTGACAATGTTCCGATTTACGACCACCAAGAAGCCGACTTGGAATGGGCGCTTGGCAAGGCGATGGCCCCCCAGTGGGGAAAGGTCTTGCAAGGCCAACCCGCCGTCGAAGCGACCCAAGGCGAAACCCGCTTCATTAACCAGTACATCGTTGTTCCGCGCGCAACCGTTGACGCGGGCCTAGGCAACATGCCGTCGAACCGGCGCACCTACTCCACCTGAAAGGTTAGATCATGGCGACTTCTGTTGCGCCGGGCTACATGCGCTCGGCTGCATTCGACTTCACGCGGCCAGCGGATACCACCGCTTACGCTTCCGGCGATCACATCACGACCACGACCACGGCGGGCTCCGTCGTGCCAATGGAATTCGAGGTCGCTCGCGAAAACGGCGGCTCGGGCAAGATCATCGGCGCGCTGTTGCTGACCAACTCGGCGTCGGCCTTCGGCGCGATGCGGCTGCACCTGTTCAACAACGCGCCCTTTGCAGCGGCGGGCTATCAAGCGGACAATGCCGCTCTGGCGTTAACCTACGCCGCGCTGCAAACCGGGAGCGGCACAACGAACCCGAAAAACAATTATATCGGCTATGTCGATTTCACCACGTTCACGGCGCATTCTTCGTCGGCGCTCAGCATCGGCACGAGCGAACTGACTGAGATGAACTTCGCTTGCATCGGCGGCGCGAAGAAGATTTACGGCCTACTTGAAGCGCGCGCGGCGATTACCCCGGCCAGCGCTCAACAGTTCACGGCCATCGTTCATGCACGGGGGGTGACGTAATGGCATTTCGCCCCCGGTCGAAAACGACCATCGTTGACCAGTCCGCGACGGCCGTTTCAGGCGCGGCGGACACGAACGAAAACACGCTTGCGACCATCACGATCCCTGCCGGCATGATGGGGCCGCGCGACACAATCCGGCTCAAGCTCCGCGTCACCTACACCAACAACGCGAACAACAAGACGTTCCGCGTTCGTTGGTCTGGTGGCGCCGGTACGGTGGTGTGGGGTCCGACGCGTACCACGCAGGCAGGCTCTACAACTACGATTTGGGTCGCGAACCGCGGCGCGACTAACTCGCAGGTTTATTCGTCGGTCAGCAACAACGACGCAAGCACGGCGGACGGCAACGCGGGCGGCACGACGGCGGTAGACACGACGGCGCAAACAACGTTGGTCATTACCGCTCAGAAGGCAAACGGCGCCGACACCGTGACGCTGGAAGACTACCTCTGCGAGGTGATCCGGCCCTAATGCCCCGCATCCCGCTTCCCCTCGCGACAGGCTTGACCCGCGGGCGTTCCGGCACGGCGGGGATGGCCGGGCTTGTGAATTGCTACGCTGAGCCTGTTCGGGGCGAGGGGCGAACGGGGATGGCTGTTTATCCCATGCCGGGGAAGACGGCGTTTAGCACGATCGGCGGCACGTTCCGGGGTCAGCTTGACTTTGCGGGCTACCACGTCGCGGTGGTTGATGACCGGCTGTACACGATCGAGAGCGACGGCACGGCAACGGATCGGGGTGAGATTGAGGGCACGGAACGGACCGACCTCGACTACAACGGCGCGCAACTGTTCATTCAAGGTCAGACCAAATCCTATACCTATGTGCCCTCAACGGCGGTTTTAACCGAAGTCACGGATAGCGATTTCGAGGGCGCATCGTCGGTGTGTTCCCTGGACGGGTTCACGATTACGACCGTACCCAACTCCGACCGTTTCCAGTGGTTCGATGTGCGGGACGCGACCAGCATTGACGGCCTGGCTTTCGCAACGGCGGAAAGCAACGGCGATATTAACATCGCGGGCCGGGTCGCGAATAAGGACTTGCACCTGTTCGGGCAGAAGACCGTGGAATTCTTCTACGACTCGGGCAACCCGGATCAGCAATTCGAGAGCAAGTCCGTTCCCCCGCTCGAAATCGGGTGCTTGGCGCGCGACTCTATCGTGCTCATGGACACGGGTTTCAATTGGGTAGGCCGTGACGGCAAGTCTGGCGGGCTTGGTGTTTACCGGATGGTTGGCGGCTATCAGGCCAAGAAGATCAGCACGCCTGCGGTTGACCGCTTCCTAGAGGAATACGACACAAGCCTAGTCCCAAACATTCACGCGCTCGGGTTCCAATTCCACGCGCACCAGTTTTATGTGCTCCACCTGCCCGGTACGGTTTCGCTCTACTACGACCAAGCAACGGACACCTGGGGCTTTCTCAAGTCCGGCGCCTACGCAATTGACGCGGACCCGCTAGGCGGTTGGGATGCAATTGGCTTTGCAGTGAACAACGGCAAGCGGATCGTGGGCGCCTCGGATGGCAACCTCTACGAGCTAGACGGGACGGTTTACACCGAAGCAGGGCAAGTGATGGTGCGCGAGATTGTCTGCGCTCAGTCATCGTTCCCGCAGTCCGACCGTGGTGCCATTGTTCACAAGATCGGCGTGGACATGGAAACGGGTGTCGGCCTGGCTACGGGTCAAGGCTCGGACCCGCTGATGATGGCCGCGCTGTCGAAGAACGGCGGCAAGACCTGGCGCGCTCTTGGCGATCGCTCGATAGGCGCCGTGGGCGAGTACGGCAAAAACGTGTTTTGGACCCGTCAAGGCGCAGCGCAGGATTTGATGCTCAAAATGCGCGTGACCGACCCGGTTTGGTTTTCGGCTTTCAACGCCTTCGCTGATGTGGAGCCTTTGGCATGAGTGACGCACTGTCGAAGTACAAGCCCAAGCCAAAACCGGCGCGGAGCGCGCTTGAACGGTATGGTCAAGGCGGCCCGTTGTCGGACGTTGAGCGCCAATTGCAGCTTCGCGCCAAGATGATGCGCGAAGACCCGTCCAAGTTCATGTCACTGCAAAGGCGCGGCCTTGACTACGTGCCGGACACGCCGCAGTTGCAACCGGCTGGGCCCGAAGTCACGACCGACAGCACCCGTTATCTTCCGCAGGGGATGGCATGGGCAACGCCAGACGCCGGCATCATGCCAAACGCGGCCCAAGTGATGGCTAGAGAACCAAGCCCCGAAACAATCCCGCAACCTGTCCCGCGCGCGCTTTTCCACAACGACAACCCGGGCGATTTGCTCACGTCGCGGGATAATGCGATGCGTGGTCAGGTCGTAAGGATGTTTTTAAACAACCGTCGCCTTGCGGAATTAGAAGACGAGCGCAGAAGGGCAGCCCGCGCCGCTTGGCTTGCTGGCGGGGGGGCGAGATGAGCGACGCCCTATCGAAATACAAAAGCCGCGAGCAAGGGAAAAAGAGCGCCCTCACGCGGTACGAAAACCAAAGCGATGAAAGCACGCTGAGCGCGCTCGCGCGGTATCTCGGGCTTGATACGTATTGGGACCGGCAGGGCCGCTATGCAAACGAGGGCTTAGCCCTAGCCGATCAGGGCGCGGGCGAGTTGCGCAACGCAAACCCGATGGGCGCGGTAAACATGACGCTCGGGCAGTTGGGGTATTGGACTAGCCCAATCAACGCGTTAGTCCCAAGCGCCGAGGAAATCAACGCCACGGACATGTCACCCGAAGCGCGGCGCTTCCTGACCGCAGCGACTGCCAGCATGATGGCGATAGGCCCGGGCGGAAAGGCACCTAAGGGTTTAGGTCGCGGGATGGCAAGCCTTGCGGACGATGCCACGAATGCGGAACGGGCGGCCCTTGCGGGGCGGATGGACGCGGAGGCGGCGCAAGCCCGCCCCGTGTCCCGGGCGAACTTGACCGAAACGGCACCACTGATTGACCGTTATAAATCATCTCTGGGGCGCCCTGAAGTGACGAATTCCCTTGTCCCAGAGCTTAAAGCAATGAGTGCCCAAGAGTTGAGAGATTTTGCAAAGTCTGTCGGTCACAGCGGCAGCGGCCCTAGGGATGTTATCATCGGGTCACTCGTTAGCCGGTCGATAGAAGCCGCGAGGGATGCTGACATCGCTGAGCGGATCAGGCGCGGCCAATAGCGCATGGCCGACAGCACCTTTTACCGTGGCCGTGGACAGCGCCGCATACCGGACAGCTTCACGAAGACCCGCGATGACGCGGCGTTTTTTGAGGACATCCTAAGCTGGCGCGGCCACCTCACACGGACCGGGCAGATCATCCTGTGGCCCACGGGCCCAACGATACCTGACGGCACGGTGGCGCTGTCATCGTTCCCGCTGAGCCGGTCCAAATATGCGGCACTGTTCAGCGTGTACGGGACCACGTTCGGGGTCGGAGACGGGCTGACGACATTTGACGGGCCGACTGTTACGGCGCCTGCGGGAACAACAGTTCTGGTGCAGATTTGAGAAACTTCTACCGCCTTGTCGAGGGGCTTGACGTTGCCCCTCTCGCGCACGCGCTGCACACACGGCCTGATCTGTGGAACCGTAACGCGCTCCGGCGTGAGTATCCAGGCACACCCCACCGCGAGTGCGATGACATTTGGCTTCGCTTCCAGCCGGAGGGGCTGACCGAAGCGCAGATCGTGGACGCGCACGAGAGCGTGAACTACCCGGCCTTTGCCGAACTCCCGATGGTGCGCCCGATCATCTTCGGGCTCATGCGCCAGGTTGAGGGCGAAAGGCTTGGGCGAGTGCTGATCACGCGCTTGGCGCCAGGCAAGCGCATTTATCCGCATGTCGATGGCGGGGACCATGCCCGCTACTTCCGGCGCTATCAAGTGGCGATCAAAAGCCTTCCTGGCGTCATGTTCCGGGCGGGCGAAGAAGAAGTCCAGTTCAAAACCGGCGATGTGTGGTGGTTCGACAATGGGCAAGAGCACGAAGTTTTCAACTGTTCGGCCGATGATCGGCTAGCCCTCATTGTGGACATCAAACCTTGTCTTTGACCTTCGCGACAGAAGATTGGTCCGACCTCGTTTTTGAGATGCAAACGCTTTGGCCGGATCATTGGGCCGAAGTGGCGATGCACAAGGACAAGATCGCGCTCAACCCGAACCACGTCGAGTATGAGCGCTTGAACCGTACCGGGCAACTGCACGTCACAGCTGCGCGGTTCCAAGGCGGTCTTGTTGGGTACGTGGTCGCGATCGTCAGGCCGCATCTCCACTACGCGCAATCGCTCAGTGCGTTCTATGACCTGTATTACCTAGCGCCGGGTCATCGCCAGGGCTTGAACGGGGTTCACCTGTTCATGGCAGCCGAGCGCGCTCTACGGGGCCGCGGGGTTCAGCGCATGTTCACCGGCACGAAGAAGTCGAAGGACATGAGCAAGATTTTTGAGCGGCTCGGCTGGGAAGAAGCCGAAACGCTTTTTGTCAAATGGATAGGTGATTGACATGGTTGCAGTTGCCATCGGCGGCGCAGCACTTCTCGGTGCCGGCGCATCGGTCTACTCCGCGAATCAGGCATCAGATGCCCAGCAGAAGGCGGCGGCGAACGCGGCGCGGATTGATGAAAAGAAATTCCAGCAAATCCGCACCGACCTTGCCCCGTACCGGGACACTGGCGCGAGCGCGTTGGCCAAGTATGCGGACAGCCTCGGGCTGAACGGCCAGGCTGCGCGCGATCAGTTCCAGGCCGATTTCCGAACTGACCCCGGTTATGAGTTCTCATTCGACGAAGGCACAAGGGCTGTGCAGGGCTCGGCGGCCGCTCGCGGCGGGCTCTTGAGCGGCGGGGCAATGCGCGCCCTGACCCGCTACGGCCAGGGCTTGGCCGACCAGCAATACGGCTCGTATCTGGACCGCTATATGAACCTGGCCGGCCTCGGCCAGAACGCGGCGGCACAGACGGGCAATTTCGGCGCCATGAGCGCGGCCCGGCAGGGGCAGTATGCGCTTGACGCTGGCGCGGCGAAGGCGGGCGGATATCTCGGCGCGGCGCAAGGCGTGAACGGTGCTATCTCGAACGGCTTGCAGCTCTACGGCTACGGCAAGGGGCAAGGCTGGTGGGATAGCCCCAGCAGCACGGCTTACAACCCGTTTGTAAGCGGAGGGGTCTGACATGCCCGCGCCCTACGACTACACGGTCGCACAGCCCAGCGTCTCAACGTATTTCGACGCGGCCCGGCAGGGGCGCGAGGATCGCTTGCGCGTTGAGCAAGACCAGCGCAACAGCGCTCTGTCGAAGTACCTGCCCGGCGCGCTTGAGGGCAACGAAGACGCGCAACGCCAGGCGCTCGCTACCGCCTCGCCCGATCAAATGATCCAGCTCAAGCAAACCTTCATGGCGATGAAGGCGCCGGAAATCGAGCGGCTTCGCACGTACAACACGGAAGCCGCGTCGCTGGCGCAGTGGGCGGACGACCCGGGCAAGTGGGAGCAAGGCCTGACGATGCTTCGGGAGAAATACCCGGACCTGCACAAAGACGCCCCGTTCGAGATGCGGGGTGCGATCGTCGCGCGCGCGACGACGGTGTCTCAGATGCTCGAACAAGCCTACCGCGAGAAGATGCTCGCCAACGACACGAGCCGGACGCAGGCGCAGAACGCGGCAAGCTATGCTCAGGCTGAGGCGGCAAGGGCGCTTGCGTCGCGACGCGGCGTCGCTGGCGGCGGCGGCGCTCCGCTTCCGACGCGCGTCCAAACCGCAGAAGATGAAGACATCTCCGCAATTCAAACCACGCAATCTATCGGCACGCAGATAGACGTGGTTCTTGATCAGCTTCGGACCGGGCAACTTGAACTTGGCCCGGTTAACAACGTCGTTGGCGGTGCGCAGAATTATCTAGGCATGAGCACACCGAACAGCCGCAACTTGGCAATGTTCCAGGCGACGCTTGAGAAGCTTCGGAACGATTCCTTGCGGCTTAACAAGGGTGTGCAAACCGAGGGCGACGCAGTGCGCGCGTGGAACGAAGTTGCACGTAGCATCAACGATCCGAAAGTCGTTGCCGCGCAGTTGATGCGTGTCAAGCGGCTAAACGAATTGGCTGCCCGGCAACGGCTGCAAGCGATCAACATTCGCCGCGCACGAAATGGCGCTGAGCGCTTCGACATGAGCACAGTGGACGCTGCGTCTCAACCTGCGCTTCCAGTGGCGCCGCAGCAAGGCCGTGGCCCCGCGCCCGGAACGATCGATGGCGGCTTTGAATTCCAGGGTGGCGATCCGGCCGACCCGAACAATTGGGAGCCCGTGCAATAATGGCAGCCCCTTGGGAAAAGTACGCCCCCGCCGCAGTCCCGCCAGCGCAGCCCGCACCAGCGAAGCCGTGGCAGAAGTACAGCGCCCCAGCGGCCGCTCCCGTGGCCGAGCCGTCCCTACTTGAAAGCACCGGCTCCGCGCTTGGGCAGGTAGGGCTTGGCGTGCTCGAAGGCGCATCGAGCCTTCCAGGCCTTCCTGTGGAAGCGGGCGTGCTTCTCGGAAATCTCGCGGGACAAGTGACCGGCCAACGCTGGCGCTCAATCGAAGAAGACCCCAACTTAGCCAAATGGGGCGCAAGAGGTTGGTATGAAGCAGCGCAGCGCAATCTTGGTGTTCCGCAAGGCCCCGCCCCCGCAAACGGCGTCGAACGTGTCGCCCGTAAGCTCGGCGTCTTTGCCGGCGGCGCGTTACCCTTCGGCCCCGCCGCAATGGTCCCGGCCGCAACCGCTACAGCAGGCTCCGAGGTCGGCCGCGTCACGGATCAGGCTGGTCTTACGGGCGGTTATGGCGAGGCTGTGGGCGCGATTGCTGGCGGCATTGCCCCCGGTGCGCTTCGAGGCTCCGCAACCCGAGCCACACAGACCGGCGCCCCGTCAAACGACCAACTCCGCGAACTTGCAAAGACTGCCTACACCCAAGCCGACGACGCCGGGGTTGTGGTCAATCAGAGCGGGCTCAGCCGTCTTGCCCAAGGCATCCGCGAAGACCTTACCGCACTCGCCTTCCGGCCCAAGCTACAGCCGCGCGTTGCCGCCACCCTCGACGAAATAGACAACTCGCTTCAAGCGGGCAACGTCACGCTAAAAGACATTGACACGCTTCGCCGGGTCGCGCGCAACGCGATGACCGGCGCGGCGGACGATGCCGAGCGCGCTATGGCGTCGAAGATGATCGATCGGATTGACGACTTCGTGGACGACATTGCGCCAAGCGAACTCGTGACCGGGAATGCGCAACAGGCGGCTACGGCCCTCAAGCAAGCGCGCGACTACTGGAAGCGGCTGAAGAAGTCCGAGTTGATCGACGATGCGGTGGAGCGTGCTGAACGCCGCGCCGCGTCAACAGGCACAGGCGGCAACACCGACAACGCAATTCGGCAGAACATTCGGGCGATCCTGGACAACCCTAAGAAAGCCCGGATGTTCACAAAGCAAGAGCGGATGCTTATGGACCGGGTTGTGCGCGGCACGGCATCGCAAACGGCGCTGCGGATGCTTGCGGGCCTTTCGCCTGATAAGGGGTTTTTCCCCTTGCTTGTGACGGGCGGTGCGTACCTTGGCGGCGGTCCGGCGGCCCTTGCTCTGCCGGCGGCCGGGTACGCGGCACGCCAGGCGGCGGAAGCGTTTACGGGCGGTAATGTCTCCCGCCTGTCCGAGGCGGTTCGAGGTGGCGCACGGGCACCCCTGACCCGCGCACAAGCCCTACAGGCGGCCTTTGAGGAAGCTCAGCGCCGTGCGGCGCTTATGGGGCAGACCGGCCGGGCGGCCGTCCCTGGCGCCCTGACGGGCCAAGGCAACTAAACTAAAGGATTACCAACAATGTCAGGACGCGACCCTCTCTCCGGGGTAACACCCGTTGACGCCAACGGGAACCCCTACCCGCTCGCAACGATTGATTACTACATCGTCGGCACGACCACGCGGGAAGACACTTACACCACGGCGGCGCTATCAGTAGCGAACTCGAACCCCATCACACTGGGCGCCGACGGCCGCATTCCCGAGATTTTCTTCAGCCAGACCCGCATGAAGCGGGTGTTCAAGGATTCGAGCGGCAACACGATCAGCGGCCTTTCCTGGGACGGCATCGACAAAGACCTAGGCCGCGTTAAGGCTGCCTCTGCCCCGTCCCCGACCTACCCGGGCCTTGAGTGGCACGACACGTCAACCGGCGACCTCAAAGAGCGCAACGCGGCGAATACCGATTGGATCAATCGCGGCCCCGTTGACAGCGTGGGCAATACGGCAAGTGTCACGGAAACGCTTACGGGCACGGCGACGGACAAACTCGTCACCCCCGATAGCCTTGCAGCGCTCTGGCAACGTGGCACGAACTTGACCCCAAGCGCGGGTACGGTATCCCTTCCCTCAACGGGCGGCGGTGCGTACAACGTGGCAGCCGGGAACTTCTCGGCTATCTCCACGGCGCAGGGTGGGCGCGAAGTCGAATTCACCTTTGGCGGCGTTTCGGTCATCACTCACAACGCGACTTCGCTTGACCTGCCCGGCGCGGCGAACATCACGACCGTTGCTGGAGACATCGCCAAGTTTCGCAACAAGGCGGCGGCAGACGCTTCTGGCACAAATTGGGAATGCACGGTCTACACGCGCAATTCCGGGTCACCGCTAAATATCACCGATCAACTCGGCAGCCAATCCGATGCCGAGACTGGCACGTCAACAACCAAGACGTTGCCCATCAGCCTCATGAAAAACCTGGCGCTGATGCCCAAAGCGTGGGTCAATTTTAACGGGTCTGGCACATTGGCAATAAACTCTGATGCGGGCGTCAGCTCTGTCACGGATAACGGGACCGGAGATTACACAGTCAATTTTGACACGGCTTTCAGCGCCTCAACGGCATACAACGCCGTAGGCTTCGCCCGGTACAGCACCACCGGTATCGCCGGTCTCATCAGCGCACAATCCGGCGATTCCAAGACAACAACGGCGTTCCAGATTGGGACAGCCAACTCCACGTCTGCGGTTCGCGTTGATAGCCCAGAAGTTGGCATGGGCTTCCTTGGCGACCAATGAAACGTATCGTTTACACGCGGTTTGATGGCGGCATCTCTGTCTGCGTCCCTTCCGTGCGTGCAATCCTGTTCATGCAAAACGGAGGCCGGTGGGCGGACAAACCTGTCGGGTATGTCTCAGCGCAGATTGAAAGACAGATAGCTGGTGGTGTCCACCCAGATTATGCGGCGCGCTTTGCTCGTGCTTTAGCATTCGGTGGGTGCAGCGAAGCCGAGGCGTGGCGCATCGTGAAGGATCGCGATTGCGCCTCGCACGGCACGCTGCACGAAATCCATGCTGCCGAAGACCTGCCTGACAGGTGGTTTCGTGATGCATGGGTGCGGTCCCGCAACGGGGGCCCCGTTGGTGTTGACCTGGCGAGAGCTAGACCCATCCAGTGGAACAAGGCCCGCCAGGCTGTCGCAGACGAGAACAAGCGGCGAGAGGAAGCCTTCGACCCGCTCCCGCTGATCGCCCCGCCATGGGAAACGCTGCGAAGCGCCATGCGTCACGCACGCGACCACGATGAACTGCGAAAAGTTTGGCCGCTTTAATCCGTAGACACGACTAAAAGAATCAATCCAACCACCCCGGCCAGCGTTCCCATTGCATAGCCGTCAGTGTCCGCCGCAACTTCTATGACCATCGCGACAATGGCGGCCACGGCCACAAATGCCGCTAGTCCGAAATCGTCCTTCGCAAAGAATTTCCGCATGTCCCCGTCCCTCTTTTGCGGGGTCCGTTTTAACACATCATCGGGAGTGACCCCAATGAAATTGCTGGACATGTTTTACGAGGCTTTGCGCCGCGATCCGCCAAAACCCACCGTTGTGGACTACTGCGAGGTCGAGCAAGAGCGGCTGGGGATCGAGTCCGAGCGCGATTGTTACAAGCACATTCTCATGTCCCATGGCTGGACCGAGGAGCACTTACGCGACGCACTGGCGGAATACACGGCGACGGTTGGGCGTGAGGTGCGTTCGTCGTGACCCTGCTGGACCTCTTAGGCCAAAGGCCGCCCCGCTACGACGCTACGCTGCACCGCTCATCGTATCCCGATCCCAAGAAAGAACGCACCCTTGCCGGGCACGTTCAGGAATGCGCCGCGCGGTATCACGAACTCCGAACGGATAGCCAAGACATACGCATCGAACTCTTCGAACTGCGCCGGCTGATCTATCTCGTGATCGGCTTGTTGGTCGTAAACAAGGTCATCGACATCTCGCAAATCATGGCGGTCATCGCGCCCGCTCCGTAATCCCCCCATTCATCCGGGTGGGTGAAACCGCCGCGCGTGCCCGGCGGCAAAACTAAGGCACGCACCACCCACCTAAAGGAAACATCATGGAAACCACACTTCGCGTTTTCTACGCGCGGGCTCTCGGCCTGCTGCTCTTTTTCATTTGCGTTGCCGCTCTGGCTCTCGTCATCGTCAGCCCGGCGTTGGCTCAGGAAGCCGCGCCGGCTGCCACCATTCCCGGCGCCCCCTGGTGGCTGGAAACCGGCGTGCAGGCCCTTGTGCTCATTCTGGGGGCCGTATGGACGGCCGTCGGGGCATGGCAAGCAAAGCACCTCCCGGCAGCCAAAGTCGCCAAGACGAAACTGGACGAGACGCTCGACGCGATGAACTGGGAGGATCACCTGCGCACCGTTGTAGCGAACGCCTTCGGCTACGCCACCACGGACGGCCACAAGGCGCCGGAAGACCTCAGAACGGGCGCTGAGCGCGCTGCATTTCTTAAGAGCGCCCGCAGCTATGTCAAGGCGGCTAACCCCGAAGTCGTGCAAGAGCACGGCGAGGCCACCGACCTGATCTTGCTCGCGCATCTCGGAAAGATCACCGGCAAGGTTCCGCCAGCGGCCCAGGCCGATGTGACGCCGATTCGGGGCAACAAGAGGTCCGTGCAATGATGGGCCTTGTTTTGAAATACGCGGGCAACCCGGTGGCGATATTGTCGATCGTCGTAGTTGGGCTGTTCGGCCTTTACAAATGGGAAGGGCACAAGGCCAGGGCCGCCAGGCTCGAAGTCGAGGGCGTTCGCAAGTCGCTCGCCCTTGCTGATTCGGAACTACGGAACGCCGAAGCGGTGAACCGGGGCGCCTTGCTTGCCGCCGAGAACGCGGCCCGCGAGGCCCAGCGCCAAGCCCAAATCGCGGCGGATGCGGAGAAGAAATCCCGCGACCGTCTGCGCGAAAACAACCTCTTAAGACGGAACATTCAAAATGTCACCGAAAACCCGCCTGTCAGCGATTCTCTTGAACTCGTTTTGGATTCTCTCAGGGTGCGGGGTTCTGTTCCCGGAAACGGATCGCCCACCAGTGGTGCTGACCGAGATTCAAGTGGAGAAACAGCAGGTGCTGACGGAGGTGGAATGCCCGCCCCTTCCGGTGGCGCCGCCGAAGCCAGCGACCAGCAACACCCTTAGCAAGGACGTTGCTGATTTCTTCGCCGAGTTTTTGCTGTCGAACTCGGAGTGTCGAGCGAAGGTGAACGAGATTAGGGAGATACTTCGCCCGACTGTCGGCACTTCTGCCGCAAAGCCTTCAACTTAGCGTCCCGCCGCCGCCCGGCCTCGCGGGCGCACAAGAGACACAAACGACCGCCCTTGGCCCTCAT